TTCAATATAATACTGAAGTAATAGATGAACTATGTAAACGATTAGAACTATTAGAACAGGAGGTGTAGTATGACTAAGAAAAAAATAGAAGTTAATAAGATACTGAACTTAACTAAGCATCAAGCAAAGCAAATACTAGAGATACTAGAAACACTAAGACGTATCAATGCACAGACAGATGAGAAGTGTCCTATAGACTACAATCTAATATGTGAGTTAGAGGGAATGGAACATCAGCTTTCTAATATAGTAAATGCTACAGTTGAGTGTGAACATGGACACTACAGTAGATGGGAGGGATCATATGCCTACAAGTGAGTGGAAATATGTCAGAACTAATTCTAAGGGTAAGAAAATATATAGGAGAGACACCCATGAATCTTTAGAATTTGTTACTGACTATCTTGAAAAGAATGAATTAGAATACTATGTGACTAAGTCAGCAGGTATTGTTTATGTAACAAATAAAGCAAACATTGAGTACATATATTACTGGACTACAGGTAGATGGACTGCAAGACAACCTAATATAAACCTTTACACTAAGCATGAACATAGTAAAGGCATAGAGGATTTTGTTACTACCTATCTCAATGATGAAGCATCACCAAAACCTGCCTATCGATTCTCAGGAGGTTCGCATATAGGTTGTTATAGTTATCCTAACTGTGACATAGCACCTAATGGGTGTGTTGTTGTTATGGGTAGTGGAGTAGAAGCATACGGACATAGGGATTGACACACCCTTACTACTAGTGTATAAGAAAATAGTAATTAACAAAAGGAGAATAAATATGCCATTAGATATAGTACAAGACAAGTTAATACCATTGAGTGCTAACTTAAACTTTAAGGTTCAGTATGAGCCAACTAAAATGAAAGACCATAAGTATGTGTGTAGATCAGACACAGGAGAATACTTAGGCATAGTGGGTAATGGGTTTAAGTGTGCATCACACCCAACCTTCTACAATGCTATTGAAGAGGTTATACAAGACAATAGAGACTATGCTGACCTACTAGGTGCTGAGGTCAAGATGTCTACTGCTAGGAACAATGCATGGGCAATGGTTGATATAACACTACCTAATGTATCGCATACTATAACTACATCTAAGCATCAGACTACGATCAATGAAAGGATTGTAGGACTACATGCTATAGATGGGTCATGTTCTAACCAAGTATACTTTGGTGCAATAGATACGTTTTGTCTCAATGGTCAGATTTCAGGTGACTTTGATAAGATACGTAAGAAGAATACATCAGGGTTCAGTATAGATACATTTATACATGAGTTAAAGAACTCTAAGAGTACCTTTGATGCACGACATAGCTACCTACAGTCAATGGCAGACACACCACTTAATGTAGATGGTAAGACACTACTAGAGAAGATAATTAAGTCAGATCAGTTAGCTAAAAAGATGTATGAGTTAACGTGTGTAGAGATTGCTAAGAGGGGTAAGAATGTTTTTGCCTTGTACTCTGCCTTCACTAACTATGCATCATATGCAGATGACAGGAATGGCTTTGCTCTAAGAAATACAGGTAAGGATACTGCATCACAATCTATGTGGGCAAGAGAACAGAAAGTTTCTCAGTGGGTATCTTCTCCTGAGTTTAAATCTTTAATGGTAGCTTAGATAGGGAGACTAAAATGCAACTAAGTAATTTAATAAGTGACTACTATTTGTCCTTTGATTTCAATAGCTTACGTAAAGAAACTAAAGTACAATATCAATACTTTCTTGGTGTACTAAGTAACACAAAAGTAGGCGACAGTAAGAAGTTAGGCACATGTAAATTACAAGATGTGTCTAGTCGTGTGGCTAAGAAAGCATATGAACAGTGGTGTGGCAGGGGGGTTTCCCTTGCCAACCATACTGTGTCAGTAGCTAGGGTAGTGTACAATTATGCTATTGAGATGGAGACATACAGTGTCAATCCTTTTACAGGTATTAAGAAAAGAAAATCTGTATCAAGAAAAGTAGTGTGGTCAAAGGAAGACGTTATCAGATTTCTTGATACTGCATACTCTGACTTTAGTACACGTAACATAGGTCTAATAGCACAGATGGCATACGAATGGTGTCAGCGACTAGGAGATATGAGAGTAATCATGTGGGATAATGTAGACTTAAACAAGGGAACTATGCACATAGAACAATCTAAACGTAGGGCAGAAGTATTCTTACCTATATCAGATGACCTGTGTGCCATGCTGAAGCAACAGAACTTAGAGTTTGGCTTTCAACCATACATAGCACCACGTACAAAAGCTTTTAAGGGGGTGTACAGACCTTACTCATTGTATGAGCTACCTAAACTAGCTAGACGTATCATGGACAGTGTAGACTTATCTAAGGAGCTTAGACTTTCTGACTTACGTAGGACAGGCACAGTTGAAATGGTAGATGCAGGGGTATCAATGGGTAATATTATGTCGGTTACAGGTCATGCAAACCCACAATCAGTAAAACCCTACATGAAGAACACACTCAAAAGTGCAAGCCTAGCCTTGAATACAAGAAGGGGGTTGACGGATTAAAAACCCCATGTTACAAGGCATTGTAATTGCCCACAGGAATATATATATAATAACATATATAATGAAAGGTATATAATATGATTAATATTAGAGAGTATGTAATAGATTTAGATATTAGTAATGGAGATTCTAAAAGAATGAATTGTCCTATCTGTAATGGTTATAAAACATTTACTGTTACAAATAATATGGGCAAGGTCTTGTGGAATTGTTACAAGGTTACGTGTAGCCTTAGTGGTAGCAGTAAGGTTAGACTATCTGTTGATGATATCAAGAATACTATACAAAAAAGAAAAGATGATATACCTTTTATATTACCTGAGTATGTTGTGTCTCATCAAAATAGATGGGAGACAGACACCTTCTGCACTAAATGGGGTATAGATGCTGATGCAGTGAACCTACACTATGATGTGAAAGAAAAACGTGTGGTGTTTCCTGTAGAAGATAGAGGTACTATCCTAGATGCAGTCGGTCGGTCGGTTACAAAAAGGATACCCAAGTGGAAACGATACGGAAAAAGTGACTTGCCTTTTACACATGGCTATGGTAATGTCGCAGTTGTTGTTGAGGATTGTGTCAGTGCATCAGTAATTGGTAGTGATATATATGTTGGGGTAGCTGTGTTAGGTACGTCATTATCAGAAGCACATAAGAAATACATGACACGATTCTCAACAGCCATTATAGCATTAGACCCTGATGCATTACCTAAGACATTAGCTTTTGCTAAGGAACTAAAGGCATACGTAAAGGATGTTCGTGTGCTTATGTTGAAAGATGACTTGAAGTATTATAAGGAAGAAGATATAGATAATTTACATAATTTAACCCCAAAGGAGATACTAACATGGAATTAGCATTATTAAGAAGTTTAATGAGTAAGGAGTTTTATTCAGAGCATAGAGGAGCTAAGTGTCCTGACAGACTATTTAGCAAGGATGCTCGTAAAATAAAGAACGCAATAGATTCAGCAATGGATAGGTATGAACGAACTGTTACACCTGACGAGATTGAAGCATTGTTTATGGCGAACAACCCAACCCTGACTACTGCACAGAAACAGGCATACTCATCACTGTTTGCTCAGGTAAAGAAAGAGACACCTTTGGGTAGTGACATAGCACAAGAGGTGTTATCAAAACTATTCCAACAAGTTGTAGGAGAAGACGTTGCTAACTTAGGCTTTGAGTATGTCAATGGTTCACAGACTAGTCTTGAGCCTTTAAGACGTTTGATTGAGCAACATAATGATGACTTCACACCTGACTTGAATGTAGAATGGGATGACATGTCTATAGAAACATTGTTAGCTAAGAATGACTTAGAAGCTAGATGGCATTTCAATATACCTGCACTTACTAGACAAGTGAGTGGTGTTAATGCAGGACACTTGATTGAGATAGGTGCAAGACCTAATACAGGTAAGACATCTTTCCATGCAAGTATGATTGCTGGACCTCAAGGTTTGGCTCATCAAGGTGCTAACTGTATTGTCTTGTGTAATGAGGAAGGTAGTCATAGGGTAGGTGCTAGATATCTAACTGCTTCTACAGGTATGACCATGCAAGAGATAAAGGCTAACCCTAGTAAGGCTAGAGATTTGTATGCACCGATCAGAGATAAAATAAAAATAAAGGATGCTTCCAATCGAGACATGTCATGGGTTGAGAGTGTCTGTAAATCGTACAAGCCTGATGTGGTCGTACTAGATATGGGAGATAAGTTTGCTAGGACAGGTGGTTTTGCTAGAACAGATGAAGCACTCAAAGCTAATGCTATCCATGCTCGTATGATTGCCAAGCAACATGAGTGTGCAGTGTTCTATATGTCTCAGCTATCTGCTGAAGCAGAAGGCAAGGTCATACTGAATCAAGCTATGATGGAAGGTAGTCGTACAGGAAAAGCTGCAGAAGCTGACTTGATGATACTGATTGCTAAGAATCCACCTAAGCAAGAGGGGGTTGAAGAAGAAGAAGACTTGCAAAGACATCTTAATGTTGTTAAGAATAAACTAACAGGGTGGCATGGTTCTAGAATCTGCACACTAAACTATAAGATAGGAAGGTATGAGGTATGACCAAACATCTAACCTGCATTAAGTGTGATATAGAACAACCTGTAACACAGTTTATTGCAATGAAATCAGGCGAGATAAAGAGAACCTGTAAGTCATGTAAGAATGGTCACAAGGCTATAATTAAGAAGTTAAGGGGTGAGAATGAGTATCCTAATGAAGACTACTGTTGTCCTATATGTGAACGAACTATAGAAGAGATGTCTAAACATGGACAGATAAGAATGAAGAATTGGGTACTAGATCACTGTCACAATACTAATACTTTTAGAGGGTGGATATGTCATCATTGCAACACAGGACTAGGTGGATTCTCTGACTGTTTGACAAAACTAAAAAAAGCTGTTATTTATTTGACAAAACATAAGGAGAGATTAAATGAAACTAACACTTGACGTAGAAAATACAGTCACAAAGAGGGGTGGCAAGATGCACCTTGATCCATTTGAGCCTACCAATAGGCTTGTCATGGTAGGTTGTTTGACAGACTCAGGCGAGGAGTACTTGTATAGAGACAAGTTTGATGGGGTACAGGAACTACTAGATCAAGCTACTGTACTAATAGGACACAACATATCATATGACTTGATGTGGCTATGGGAATGTGGGTTTAAGTATGATGGTCCTGTCTTTGATACTATGTTAGCAGAGTACATTACACAGAGAGGTATAAAGCAACCACTATCTCTTGAAGCATGTGCAATGCGATACGACTTAGATACAAAGAAGCAGGACACTCTTAAAGAGTACTTTAAAAAAGACATGGGTGTAGATGAGATACCACCTGAAGAATTGTCTGAGTACTTGTCTGCTGACCTACATGCAACACAGCAGTTGTCTGACACACTATATAAGAAGTTGCTTACTAAAGAGTACAGTGGACTTATGGAATCTGTATTACTTACTAATAAAGTCTCTACTATACTAGCCAAGATATATCAGAGAGGTTTCTCTGTAGATGTATCTAAGTTAGATGAGGTTAGAGTTGAGTTTGAGAAGGAGAAACAAGAAACAGAGAAACGACTACAGTCACAACTAGTAGAGCTTATGGGTGACACAACTATTAACTTGAATAGTCCTGAGCAGATGTCATGGGTTATATATAGTCGCAAGCCTAGAGATAAGTCTACATGGTTGAATAACTTCACTCCCTATATGAGTAAGCCTGACTTTAAGCATGGCTTAAACAGTTACTCAGATATAGTGTACAAAACTAGAGCAGAGACATGCTCTGATTGTTATGGTACAGGTCATCTAAAGAAGATAAAGAAAGATGGTACTCCCTATATTAATCAGCCTAAGTGTTCTACCTGTAGTGGTGGGGGTTACTACTTCAAGCCTACTAATAAGATAGGAGGATTTAAATTCAATCCACCTACTGCCAAATGGGTTACAGCTAATGGCTTTAGTGTTAATAAGAACATGTTGTCTTTACTACAAAGTTCTGCTAGAAGAAGTGGTCAGATGCAAGCAGTACAGTTTTTGTCTGACTTACAGAGAGTGTCAGCATTGGATACCTACCTATCCTCTTTTGTTGAGGGGATTAGTACATATGTAAAGCCTGACAATAAGCTACACGTAAGACTGCTACAACACAGAACATCAACAGGAAGGTTTAGTGGAGCAGAACCTAATATGCAGAACATGCCTAGAGGTGGCACGTTTCCTGTCAAGAAGGTTTTTGTTTCACGTTGGAAGGGTGGCAAGATACTTGAAGCTGACTTTGCTCAGTTAGAGTTCCGAGCTGCTGCATATTTATCACAGGATGAGGTCGCTATCAATGAAGTTGCTACAGGGTTTGACGTACATGCTTATACGTCTAAGGTTATTAGTGATGCTGGTCAACCTACGACTAGGCAAGAAGCTAAAGCACATACGTTTGCACCGTTGTATGGTGCAACAGGGTATGGAAGAAGTAAGGCAGAAGCAGAATACTACGAACACTTCACAGAAAAGTATCAAGGAATCAAAGCTTGGCACTCCAGATTGGCTACAGAAGCTTTAGAGAAACGTATGATAACTACACCATCAGGTAGACAGTTTGCCTTTCCTGATGTAGAGAGAAGAAGAAACGGATCAGTAAGTCACTTTACACAGATAAAGAATTATCCTGTACAAAGTTTTGCTACTGCTGATATTGTTCCACTTGTACTAGTACATATGGACAACCTATTATCTGCACAAAAGTCTTGCATTGTTAATTCAGTACATGACTCAGTAGTAATTGACATACATCCTGAAGAGATACAGCAAGTGTTGTATGTCATCAAACAAATTAATACAGACTTACGAAAGATCATTGAGAATCAATTTAAGATAGACTTCAATGTTCCCTTGTTATTAGAAGCAAAAATAGGGGATAATTGGCTTGACACTAAAGATGTGGCATGATATAACTACAGAACTTAACATAGAGAGAGGAAATTAAATGACAGATATAGTAACACTAAATACGGATAACTACGCAAGTATGGCTAAAGCAATGGGTATTGCAGGAGAGGGTGGTAATGCACCTAAAAAGAGTAACAATCTTAATAGGTTACGCATATGGCACTCAGCTATAATGGGTCAGGAGGAAATTAATGGCAAGATGAAAAATGTAGAAGTAGTAGATGGGGGAGCTTATCGACTTGAAGTAGTTGGTGAGGGTGACTCAACTTTTTACTACTCAAAAGAAATAGTAATACGACCTTACATGCAGAGATTTATGTATAGAAGGTATGTTGCTAACATGAACCCAAAGCCAAACGAAAAGAAGGGTGAATACCATAGGACTATTATGGCAGATAGTCTTAATATAGACTTGAAGGATGACACAGGTAAGTTTAATTGTGGTAAACCAGCAGGTTATATACAAGACTTTAAGGCATTGCCACCTGAGATGCAGGACTTAATTAGACAGATCAAACGAGTTAGAGTAGTGTTTGGTGTGGTTGAGATGATTGATCCTGTAGATGCTAATGGTAATGAGACTAAGATAGAAGAAGTACCTTTCATATGGGAAATTGATAACAAGGATGCTTATAAAATAGTTGGTGAGCAATTTGCAGTATTCTCTAAGAAGGAACGACTACCACTACAACATAAGATTAAGTTTGCTCAAAGCAAAGAGAATCCTTTACCTAATGGTAGTTACTTCTACACACCTGTAGCTGTACCTGTGGATATGACTAAATCCTTTGATATAGGTGCTGAAGAGCAGACCCTGTTCTCTGACTTCATGGATTGGGTTAAGAACTTTAATGACTACATATATAAGCAGTTTGATGAGAAGGCATATGC